GTTCCTGTGCCACCTGTTAGCGTCATGGTGTGATTATCTAAGGAAACGGCTGCTGTGCCTACTGAGCCAGCACTTGTGGAAGTTAGGTCACTAAAATTACCAACTGTGCCGACTGTTGGTGCTGAACCACTTGTCTGGTCGCCTTCTAAGTAGCTAGTGCTGTAAGAAAAGGCTTCTCCGCTAACTGCCTGACTAGCTGAAGGAAACGATATACTAGGAACCCCTGAACTTGTTGTTCCAAATCCCCCGATGGTTGCTGCTGAGTTTGAATCTACAGTTGTGACGTTGTTGCCGCTAATACTGTAAGATGAGCCGATTTTGTCAGCCGAAGTTGCTCCAGATAGGCTTTCCAGTTTTACCGAGCTAGAAATAGAGTGAGTCAAATTAGCAAAAGCTGGTAAAGGTAAAGCTAAAAATAAAAATGGAATAAATTTTTTCATGGTTTTGATTTAGTAGGGTCAACTTTGATAACTTCTGGTTTGCTTGCAATTATTTCAAGCGGTTGTTTTATGATAAGTGTTTGATAACCATTAGGACTGTTAGTATTAAGACTATTTTCACCCTCTTTCTTTTTCTTTTTTGCTCCTTGTGCTGCATTAACACTTATACCGAGTCCACCTAGAATGTTTCCCAACAAACCAGCAGCAAATGTACTATCTACTCTAGGCTGATCTGGAATATCCAGACCAAACAGTTTATTAGGCAGTTTTACATAACCAAGAGACAAAACTAATAAACACCAAGTTAAAATAAAACCTTGTGCAACTGTAGAAACTAAAAAGGTAATTTTTTCTTGATAATCAGGTTTATCATCCTCTTTTTGTTCTATTTTTTGCTCTTTTTCTGCTATTTTATCTGCCATAGTGTAGTTTTATTAGCAATAATAGGCATAATTATAGATTAAAGCAATGCCAGAGGTACA